TGACGAGGGTGGCAGTTATGCTACTGCATCAGGATCCCACTATGGGCAGTTCCTGAATCTAGATGGTGATGACTCAAAGGATAATTATCAACTGATCATGAAGTATCGTGGTAATGCGATGCATCCTGAGGTTGACGCTGCGATCGAAGATATTGTAAACGAAACTATTTCGGGCAGTGAACTAGAACAGAGTCTAGATATTAACTTAGATAATATCGACGCACCTGATAGAATTAAAAAAGTAATTAAAGAAGAATTTGACACTATCTATGGTATGCTCAACTTTAAAGAGTTGGGGCATGATATATTCCGTCGTTGGTATGTTGACGGTAGAATATATCATCATTTGATTCTAAACGAATCTAATCCTAAAGAAGGGATTCAAGAGATTCGTCCTATTGACGCAGCGAAGATGCGTAAAGTCAAAAAGGTAAAATATAAGAAAGATCCAGTCACAGGAGCGAAGGTTGTAGAGAACACCGAAGAGTTCTTCATCTTCCAAGAAAAACCAGGACAGTCTGTTTCTGGTATCAAAATGACTAACGACTCAGTGTCATATGTGACTTCAGGTCTTCTTACAGAAGATCGTAAAAAGATTGTATCGCATATTCATAAGGCATTGAAACCTATTAACCAACTGCGCATGATGGAAGACGCTCTGGTAATCTATCGTCTATCACGTGCACCAGAACGTCGTATCTTCTATATTGACGTTGGTAATATGCCTCGTGGTAAAGCAGAACAGTACATGAAAGACATCATGGCGAAGTATCGTAACAAACTTGTTTACGATGCTAAGACAGGTGAGATTCGTGACGATCGTAAACATCAGGCGATGCTAGAAGATTTCTGGTTGCCTCGTCGTGAAGGTGGTCGTGGTACTGAGATTACAACTTTGCCTGCAGGTGAAAACTTAGGACAGATTGAAGACGTTCTCTATTTCCAGAAAAGAATGTATCGTGCATTGAATGTTCCGTTATCAAGATTAGATACGGAAGCAGCAGCGGCATCGAACTTCTTGGGTCGGTCAACTGAAATCAATAGAGACGAACTTAAATTTCAGAAGTTCATTGACAGACTTCGCATGCGCTTCTCGCACCTCTTTTATGGTATCTTGAAGAAACAACTTATTCTAAAAGGTATTATCACAGAAGAGGATTGGGAAGAGTGGAAAAATGATATCACTGTAGACTATGTTCGTGATAATCATTTCGCAGAACTTCGTGATACTGAAATCATGAGAGAAAGAATCCAGACTCTCGATATGATTAATCAGTATGTCGGAGAATATTATTCAAAAGAATGGATTCAGAAAAATATCCTTATGCTCACTGACGAAGATATCGAAGATATGCAAAAGGATATGGAAGATGAAGATGATGGGGAAGAAGAAGAGATGCCGCAACAGGCACCTCCGCAACAGCAGGTTCCGCCTCAGCAACCCCAAGATGCCCCTCAACAAGGAGATGAACAATGAGTGAATTGGCAAGAGAACTGGTGCAGCAAGCATTAGATCAAGATTATAACGGTGCGAATAAAATTTTCGGCGACCTCATGGGCAATAAAATTAATGATGCTCTTGAGCAAGAAAAGGTTAGATTAGCAAACTCAATCTATAATGGAATCGAAGATGATGACATGGGAGATGAAGATGACCTCGTGGGGGACGAGGATGGTTCTGACGACCAACTCGAACTTGACCTCGAAGCAGAGGGCGAGTCTGAGCAGGAAGGAGAGGCAGAACAGGAAGAATTTGAGTCCGACGATGACGAAGAAGAGGTCGTTGATGACGAGGATGAAATAGAAGAAAGTTAAAAATTCTTTTATTATAAATAAAAGGTAATAAAATGAAAACATTTGCAAATATACGAGAACTCACTGGTCGCAAACCTTCAGGGAAACTTGAGGTTAATAAAAAGATTGGTAAGATTCAAATTCAGGTTTATAAAGAACCAAATGGATTTACAGCATATGTTGACGGTGACAGACTTGATCGTTACAGATCAAAACAAGAAGCAGAAAAAGCAGCGACAGAGTTTATAAAGGCATTCAAAAGATGAAACTTATATCAGAATATGTTGAACAAGATCTGCAGTTTGTCACTGAGGCAAAAGACAATGGCGAAAAGACTTATGCCATTGAAGGTGTATTTGCTCAAGCAGATAAAAAGAATCGCAACGGACGTATCTATCCAATGCCTGTTATGGAAAAGGCAGTTGGTAAATATGTCGGCGACCAAGTTTCTAAAGGTCGGGCAGTCGGTGAATTGAATCACCCAGCAGGTCCGACGGTAAACTTAGATAAAGTTTCTCACAAGATTACGGATCTTCATTTTGAAGGTTCTGATGTTGTGGGTAAGGCGACTATATTGGACACACCCATGGGGAATATCGTAAAGGGTCTTCTTGATGGTGAGGTTGGATTAGGCGTCTCGACTCGTGGTATGGGGTCTCTAGAAAATCGTGGTGGCGCAATGGTAGTGAAAGATGATTTCCTACTAAACGCTGTAGACATTGTGCAGGATCCATCAGCACCCTCAGCATTTGTTAATGGGGTTATGGAAGGTGTTGACTGGGTATGGAACAATGGAATCATAGAACCTAGAGAAATTGAAAAAATGGAGACTGAAATTAAGAACGCTCCACGGTCTGATCTCTACGAGACACAGGTTCGTGAGTTTAAAAATTTCCTCTCGTTACTCAAATCTAAAATATAGGGAGTCAATTATGACTGATGAAAATCAAATCGAAGATCAGGATGTTGAACTCCATGACGAAGTAACAGACGAAGTTGTGGAAGAAGGAACACACGATCCTAAGAACGCACCAGCACAAGCAGTCGCAGCGACTGACAAAGCAGGTGATGCAACTGGTTCAGCACCTGCACGTAAAGGTGACCAGACCAAAAAAGATCCAATGCCAAAGACTAAGGCAGGTATGATTAATGCTATGTTCAACATGATGAACGGCATGAATAAGCAGGATATGCAGAAGATGTACGCATCATATCATGCTAACAGCACATCAGAAGAAGATTTTGACGGTGAACCACTTGCTGAAAAGCAGGACATCGACTATCAAGCAGATTTTTCTGAGGATCTAAATGCACTGGTAGAATCAGAAGCAACTCTGTCAGATGAGTTTAAGGGCAAAGCATCAACAATTTTTGAAGCAGCAATTAAAACAAAACTGTCAGAAGAAATCGACCGTTTGGAGGCAAAGTACGAAGAGGAACTCGCTGAGGAAGTTGAATCAACTAAATCAGACCTCGTCGAAAAAGTCGACAATTATCTCAACTATGTAGTCGAGCAGTGGATGGAAGACAACAAGGTAGCAGTAGAGCAGGGTCTGCGTACAGAGATTGCAGAGAAGTTTATGACTTCACTGAAGGATCTGTTCACAGAGTCATACATCGAAGTGCCTGAGTCTAAAGTCGATCTCGTCGATCAACTCGCTCAAGAAAATGAAGAGTTAGAAGCAAGTTCAAATGAGGCAATCGCGAGAAGTCTTGCGATGGCAGAAGAACTGGAAGCATATAAGCGTGATGCAATCATCCGTGAGCATGCGTCAGGTCTCGCTGAAACTCAGGTTGAAAAACTGAAAAAACTTGCAGAAGATATTGACTTTGAAACAGAAGAAACTTTCGCAGAGAAGGTTGCTACTATCAAAGAATCATACTTCACCAAAAAAGCATCAGAGTCTGCTGATATCGAAGAGGACGATGATGGTGAAACCGTTGCTGAAGCATCAGGTGCAATGGCATCCTACCTTTCAGCGATCCAAAAAACTAATAAGAAATAATTGGGAGTCCAAAAATGCAAAATGCAGTTTCTTACGATAAACTGATGGAAAAGTGGGCACCTGTACTGAATGAAGAATCAGCAGGCGTCATCCAAGACCATCACCGGAAAGCAGTTACTGCTGCGATCCTCGAAAACCAGGAAGTAGCACTTCGCGAAGAAGGCATGCTTATGGAAACATCTGACACAACCACAGTGACATCAGGCACAACAGCAAACTGGAATCCAGTACTGATTGCGCTGGTACGTCGTGCAATGCCAAACTTGATGGCATACGATATCTGTGGCGTGCAACCAATGTCTGGTCCAACAGGTCTGATCTTCGCAATGAAGTCACGCTACCAGACAACAAAGTCAGGTTCTTCTGCAAACTCAGAAGCACTGTTTGACGAAGCAAATATCAACTATTCAGGCGACTCAGGCACAACTGCTATGGAAACAGATCCATCAGGCATGGGTTCAGCACTGGACGGTGACGGCGACTCAAGCATCTCCGATTCACTCGGTGATCCACTTGCTAACCTTGACCTGTACACAACTGCAGAAGCAGAAGCACTGGGTCAGTCAGGTGGCGAGCAGTTCGCTGAAATGGGTTTCACCATTGAAAAAGCAACTGTGACTGCAAAGTCACGTGCACTGAAAGCAGAATACACTCTGGAACTGGCGCAGGATCTGAAAGCGATTCATGGTCTGGACGCAGAAACAGAGTTGGCAAACATTCTGTCAACAGAAATCATGGCGGAAATCAACCGTGAAGTCGTTCGTACAATCAACTCACAAGCGAAGTTGGGTGCGGGTACAACTAACACAGCAATCAACGGTATCTTCAACGTACAGTCAGATGCAGATGGTCGCTGGTCAGTAGAAAAGTTCAAAGGTCTGATCGTACAGATGGAACGTGAAGCAAACACCATTGCGAAAGAAACTCGTCGTGGTAAGGGTAACTTCGCAATCATGTCATCTGACGTTGCATCAGCACTTGCAGCATCAGGCATGCTGGACTACTCACCTGCAATGTCAACAAACTTGAACGTAGACGATACAGGCAATACATTTGCAGGTACTCTGAACGGTCGCATGCGTTGCTACATTGACCCATATGCAACAACAGACTATGTGAACATCGGTTATAAGGGTACAAACCCATATGACGCAGGTCTGTTCTATTGCCCATACGTACCGTTAACAATGGTTCGTGCGGTTGGTGAAAACACCTTCCAACCAAAGATTGGATTCAAGACTCGCTACGGCATGGTCTCAAACCCATTCGTTGGTGCGACACCATCAAGCGGTCTTGCAACAGCAAAGACAAACCAGTACTATCGTATCTTCCGTGTAGACGATATCCTGGGATCATAGAAAACATAAAAATAAAATACTGGGAGGGCATTCGCCCTCCCTTTTTTTAACTTGTTTTTCTTATAAATAGGTAGTAATCCACATTCACGAGGATATAATATGACGAAGAATAGAAATCTTGCTTCAATCATGGGTGCCACTGGTACTAAGATCAAAGTAGAATCTTTTGATGCACTGGATTCTGCAGAAGCAAATTCATTGATTTTAGAAAAAGCAGACCACAAGACATATTCTTACACAGGGACTTTGGCGGTAAATACTGGCGAGAGAAGGTTATATATGACAAGGACTGGAGCATTCGGTGACTTCGATATGTTTGTAGCAACCGCTCCAGTAGGTGCTTCTGTGAATGTCACAGTAAATAAAAACGGAAGTCAAATGGCAACAGGAACACTGAGTGCTGGTGCTACATCTTCACTAGCAAACGCAATCCCAACTTCACAAGCAGGGTTTGAAAGTGGAGACTATCTAACAGTAGACATTACTCAAGTCGGATCTACTACAGCAGGTGAAGACTTGTACATCAATTTTAAGATAACAGGATAAAATAAATGTCAGAAAAATATTTCTATACAGACGGTGTTGTAGATAGTAATGGAGTTCAAACACCAGTCTTAAATAAAGCAGTCTTTGAAAATGGCGGTCTCAAAGTATATACAGATCTAGAAGATAGTGATGATGCAGGAAGATTATTTATGAATCAACCAAATTCACCATGGGATAGAGATTCTGCTGCAGGTCCAGCAGATGAAAATGGTATCATTCCCTTAACAATCGTAGAATATAACAGACCATGGGATAGTGCTGGTGAAGCACTCAATTGGGCAGTAGGAGTTTAACATGCCAGTAATTTGGAGATCATCAGCACAAGGTTTAGAAAGTACATATCCAGGTATGCATATGTTGTCGGAGGATCCGAGAGCAGGTCATAATATCATGTATATTGGACAAGACCAATTAGCAATTGATGCTATTTCTTTGAAACCGCTTTATGGATTATCAGGTACTATGAGAATGCAGTCACATGCAGCGGCATATGGGGGAGCGAACAATAATCTCACTACAAGCGGTCAAAGTCACGAACAAGGATCGAATACATATATGATGCTTGCTGGTAAACATCCGTGCGGATATGGTAGAAATGGAGTGAATACGAGTTGGAATTCAACTTCAACATCCTATCATAATGCTCCTGGTAGTATAACATTGAATATGGATTCTGAAAATCGTAGAGAGTATCATCAAGTGAAAGATAATGGTGATGGCACAACTACAATCATGATGAACAACTTTGTGATGGGTAATTTTGGGCATGAAGGTTATTCAACAAAATTTGATTATGTGAATATACCAGACGATCATGAATTGTATGAAGTTACTCCCAATTCAACTACTACTCATACATCAACTGCCGCACTGCGTGGTTGTAATATGGGTTACAGTGCTCTCGACGGATCAAATTCAGGATTTTTGTTGATGTCTAATATGGTCTCTTCGTATCCTCTATATCCAAACATCACTTCATATACTCCTGGTTCAACCTACAGTGCAGAAAATAGTTATGCAACTGGTGGCGCATCTAATGGTTATTATCATCAATTTGTCGGTATTAGTAGAGCAGATGGACTTCCTATTTTCATTGAAAGAGAACACAGTCCATATCAACCATGGTTTAGAATTGCGAAATGGAGTGGATCAGCGTGGACAACTCTATTAGATAGAGCACGAACTTCTAATGGGCAATATGCATTTACTGGTGGTGCTACCAGTTATAGTTATTCAACGAATTTGGTTAACGGAACGAATGCTAATATCGATTCTAGAACTGGATCAAGTGATTCTTATGGAAGATGGGGATCGTGCTGGTTCAGAAATGGAAGCACTGATTCTAAATATCTATTTACAGTTCAACCTGTTTCTTATGCTGGCGTCCCTCATTTCGATATCTTCCGTTGGGATACAACAACTGATACATTTGTCGGAGCAGGATTTAGCGGTGCATCAACAACACAACCTTCTATGTATCATTACAATTACAATGGAAGCACTGGTTATGAAGCATTCGCAGATGATTATATTTGGACGCCAGTAGGAACAGGTAAGACTCTTCCTGGGTCTTCTGGTGCAAATAGTGCGCAAAACCAACAATCATTGACTGCTAACATGCATGTCGATGTTCACGGTTACACAGATGCTACTGGAGCGACTGCAGTACCATTTGATCCTCAAGACACAGACGATACTAGCATTGTAGCATTTAGTGTTTTCAATACTTCTGGAGAAGGAACTTTTTATAACGACTCGCATAAAGGACGTTCTATCGGTTGTTACACGACTGATCAAAATTCAACTAGCGATACTTATTATGGACAAATCTTCAGAGGTGCAACTATCGTTCCAGAAACTCCTCTTGATTGGTGCTGGTGTGATGAAGCAAAAACAACAATCGCTGCAATTTGTTTGAATAACACTTACATTTATCAGTGCAGAAAAGGATCAAGTATCACTACTGGATTAACAGGCGGTGATTACTTTACTTACGATAATGCAACTTCTTCATCGACTTTCAATGTTAATCCAGATGCTGATCAGATGGGTTGGGTTCATACAGCAACAATTCCTTATACTGTTATGCAAATGGGCATTGATAAGTATGACCGTCTATGGTATGTGACTCACGAAGTTCCGACTGGATATACTAGCACATCTTCTGATAATACTAGAAGATATCATAAACAAATGTGGATGATCACTACAGCAACGCCATTCAAGATTAATCTGACAGGCAATGTTACAACAGATACAATTAATTATAGTGGATCAAACATTGATAAGACATTGACTATAGAAGCATTAAACTTCAAAGCGCAAAGGGTTGCTAAGACAATCACTCTTACTATCCATGGTTCAGATGCTCAGTTTGATAATGGTTCTCAAACGAAGGATGTAACAACTTCATCTTCTGGTACTGTGAACGAAACAATTACAATTACAGGTGCAGGATCGTTTAATATCACAGCAGCATATGGTGCATAAGTATGGCGTACAATCGCCCAAAAAATTCTAACAGAGTCTTCGCCAGAAACAGTGATGGAATAACTCCTAATGATAATCTGACTTCTGGTGTAGATGATCGCACACAATTTTTTGGAAGCAATAAAGGTTCTGTTAAAGTAAATATTGTCGCAAATAATACTCCTGATGCATTCGACTCTGCACAGGATGCTTGGCACGCAGAAACTTTTCAAAGTTTTGCAGTTCCTACTATTATCGATCGTGACAATTCTTTTGGTGGCAATAACTTGATGCGAAACTTTAGGAACGATCAGTACATCAATGTTGGTTCTGATTCGGGTGCTAGATATAAAGATACAATGTGGACATATGGTGCTGGAATAAAAATAAGATCTGATGGACAGGTTCCCACTAATAATTTATCTTTTGTAGACTCTAATTATTTCGCAGGTGGCGGAGACCACTCTACTCTAATGATACAGGGTGGCGCACTTCAAGATTCTATTTCAACAAACCTAGCATCCGCTCCTGATTCCGACTTCTTAAATTATCAAGAGGATTCTTTCTACTCAGCACCTAGAGATATCATTTCAAACAGTAGAAACGATTTGTTCACTAATTTGATGAGTATGAATGCCTATGGATTTTATGGAGATTCGATTGACAAAAACACAATAACTGCATTTGAACGTGGTGTTCCTTTTGAATATGATAGCACTCCTATACTCACCGCTGGTGGCGGTGGTGGTGATGGTGGCGGTGCAACTGCAGATCCGGAGGCATGGTCATGAGTCTTACAACCAATTTTAATTATTTACAACCAACCAGTTTTAAACTTGTTATTGATCGTAAGAACTTCCCTAACCTCGAGTTCTTTTGTCAAAACGTCACGCATCCTGGATTAATGATGCCAGCAGCAGAAATGCCTGTAAGAAGAATGCAGTCTATCCCTTATCCAGGAGAATCTCTGACTATTAACGAACTGTCTTGTAGTATTCTTCTAGACGAAAATATGCAAGCATACGAAGAAATGTATAAGTGGATATTAAGAAATCAAGTAACAGATATGGGTGATCAGTCTTTCTTACAGAAAGGCGATAAGATTCCAACGAATGCTGATATCACACTTTCAATCTTATCAAGTCATAACAATCTAACAAATCAAGTTAGATATGTTGATGCTATACCAACTTCGCTTGGTGATATAACATTTGAGGCGACTGCAACTGGAACTGAGTATATTGTATTTCAAGCGACGTTCCGATTTAGTTATTTTGAACTGAAAACAGTAAACTCAAGCACTGGTTCTATCAGTCAATCGTTTGAAGTTGCGAGGAGTTAAAGATGCCAAGTAAATCAAGATTATTCGCTAGTGTTCTTCAAAGAGATGGCGATGTAGTAACATTCAAAGAAGCAACTTTGACAGAAGTCGATTCTGCTTTTGTTCAAAACAAAGTTGAAACAATTGATTCAGATTATATACAAACAAGACAAATAAAAGAAGTTGTAAGAAAAACTATAACAATTTCTGATTCAGCAGAAACAACTATCGATACCTTTAATGGTGATTCATATAGAACTGCAAAGTATGTTGTTTCAGTTCAAACAGCATTAGACAGTCACCATCAGTCACAAGAGATCTTGCTTTCTCATGACGATTCTACTGCCACACTCACGACATATGCTACACTACTTCATGGCGACAACACTATCGTGACATATGATGCAGAATATTTAAGCGGTGAAATAAATTTAAAAGCAGATCCGCAAGGTTATGCTGGTTTGAAATTTGGTATCGAAAGAACTCTGGTAGAAACAGTATAAATAGGATAAAAGGAGTACACTATGGCGAAGGCAGCATTTAGAGTAGAAGATGGCATCATTCCTGGTCACACGAATGCTGACCTCGGACATACAAACTTCAAATTTAGAGATGTACATATGTCGAGGAATACTCATATAGACGGTGATGCTAATGTGGGTGGAGACCTTGACGTTTCTGGTTCTACGACTATGGTAAACCTTTCAGCAACAGGCAGTACAATCAATCTTCCAAACTTCGATGGAGGAGGTGGCGGTGGCGGTGGTGTATCTACTGCTCAGGCAATAGCATTCGCAGTCGCATTAGGATAATAAAAAATGGCAAAAAAATTACTCGCAACCAATTACTCAATAAATGCAGATTCCGATAAAATTACCATCAAAGGGTTTTATCGTGGTGAGCAGTTCCAATTAATCACGCATGCTGATCCAGAAACTGGCGGCACTATAATATTCAACTTCGCTGACGTTGCACGTGGTTATAAAGAAGTTACATTTGATGAGCAAACAGAAGAAACAACTATTCAGGTTGAACAGGATTTATCTGCTCTCGGATTGAACGATAGTTCACATATTCAGATTATCGTTGATCATCCTGAAAACGAAATGGAAGTATCAGATGCACTTCTTGACCCTGTGCATAAGATTCGTGTATCTACTCCAGAGAACCTTATCGATACTGACTTTGAATATGGTCTACAACCTACAAAGTGGGAAACATTAGAACTGTCAAACAACGTCCCGTCATTTTACGTTGCTGATGGTGATACTGCTCTTAACAATGTAGAAAAGATCGAAGCAGTAGAAGGTTCCGATGTAATTAAAGTAACAACAAACGATCAACACAACCTTGTAGTCGGCACACCTATCGATGTATCTGGTCTTGACTATCGTACTGCTGAAGGTAAGTTTCTTATCACCCAAGCAGACTCAGAACAATTTTACTATAGAGCGAACGCAGCACAAACTGTTACAGGCGAGATTGGTTCAGTCTATTCTGCAATCACTCCAGGATCGTTTTATGCAGGTTCAAACATTGCATATGAATTTGACTCAGGATTGACTTCAGATGAAGCAGAACAATCTAAGGTAAGCGTCACAACTCAAAGTAAACATGGGTTCGTTGACGGAAGTCAGTTCTATCTTGTAAATACTATCGCATCTAAGAAAAATAAATTAAGATTAACAGGAAATGCTCCTGACGATAGAGGTTATGTAGACTTTGATAATGTGGTAGAATCTACTCTGACTCTTGATATGAACAAAATGAGAACAACACAAATGCGTGGTCGTTGGTCTCGTTTCTTCCCGAGTAGTGATGTTGATACTTCAGCGAATACTATTAATTGGCCAAATCACCAATTAAGAACAAACTATACTCTTTTATATAATCCGCCAGCAAATGGTAATGCTATTGGTGGTCTTTCTCGTATGGATTTTTATTATGTAATTTATGTTGATGCTGATACTATCCAACTGACCGATACATACAATGGTAGTGCAATCAGTTTCTCGAGCACAGGTGATGATACAAACGGTCAACACTCATTGCACCTTGCTTATGAGATTCGTTACTCATCCAAAAATTATAGAAACTCATACACATATCACTATCCATGGTCTTGGCAATATGGAGCAAATGCTTCTGGGAATGATTTAAGATCATATACAAACAATTCTTATGGTCTTGGTGAAGGTAATGGCGACGCATGGTTGGTTATGGTTCGACAATACAACTATCCTGCTGATACTGCACGTTGGTTATCTTACTATACTCCAGAATACCACCAATATAATGCAGCATATCCTAGTCAAACTTACTGGAGGATTCCAGAATATGATCCTTCTTACAATGCGCCAATTCCATCACGTTGGAATCCTTTAGAGCATTGGGATCGTTGGAATCAGTACAATTGGTCAGGATATCGCCCATATGTTCACCCGACTCCATACATTCGAATCAACACTTACTATTATTCCGGAAATTATAGTTACTACTGGAACAACAGAAACATCTTTATTTTGCCTCTTATACAAGACGCTGAAGCAGATACATTCTTCTCTCAAGATCATGGTCTAGTAAGTGGTCAGAATGTTAGTATCAAAACTACTGGTGGTGTTACAAATATTCAATATGATGTCAATACCAATATTCAAGGTTTGAATACATATCAATCATTACCAGATGGAAGTTATGAAGTAGAAGTCCCATCTCAAGATAGATTCAGATTGAAAGACTATAGGATTGCTTATACTTCTGCGGACAGTGACAATTCTTATGTATTCAGTGCTGAACAACCTAATCCAGTTGCAAACTCTTTCTACATTGCAGATCATGGATTGATCGACGGCAATGAAATTGAAATAGGTGAAACTGGTTCACCTACATTACCAACTCAAGATTCTTCAGAAGTAGAACCAGACTGGTCTCAAATCAACGGTAATCAAAAGTTGCTATTTGATGCAATCGATGAGCAAGTCTCTACTTATATCTCTGGAGAAGGTAACACTATAGACTTCTACACAGCGAATCACAACGGTGCATCAGAGCAGTTGGTTGACGGATTCTATGGTACATCAAATGGTACGTTCACAGGAATGTATTACATTAACACAAGATACACTAATTCTTACACAGAATATTATAAGAACAATAGTCGTATCGCATATGGTTATCCGAATACAACTGACACACAACTTGGTAAGATGAACAGTCGGACTCCTACTAATCTATTTGCGTCACAGAGTCAAGTTCTGCAAGATATGGGTCTGATGCGGATGGCGACTGATTGGCAGCAAAAAACTGCGATCCCATATTATCTAGAAGTTACAACTGCTTCACCAAATGCACATGAACCAGATGATGGTTCTGATAACTGGTGGAGATTTGATAACTACTCCTACGAGCGCACATACACTTATTACACTTCATCGAACAACAGAGCATATACTAAAGTTGGTGCAACAACTGGTGACACATACTATTATCGGTTCTCTTCAGTGATGCCAGGATACGGTAGTTACAGATGGGTTCGTATGAACGTACATATCGGAAATCGTGATTGGTACATGTACAATAATGGTAACAATTACAACGTTCAGTGGTATGGAAACGGTAGATACCAAGTTCATTATGGAACCAGTCGCTTAAAGCAAGGTTTCCAGATTCGTCTTTGGTATATGACCAATAGCAGTTATAGTTTCAATGCTATTAACACGCCAAAGGCACTCATTGATGATATTATCGATAATATTGATGCAAGTTTTTCTGCGAAACCAACGTTCGATATCGGAGATACCGTAACAGCAAGAGTTTACAATAACAATCGTTTTGCTCTTGTTAAAAATGATACAATCATCGATATGACTGACGCAGGTTCAGTAAATGATTCAAACTTCCTCGAGTTTATTACATCAGAAGTTGCTGGTGCTGGGGATGGTTCATACACTGCTGACTCAGTTACAGACTTTGGGTTTAAACTACAAACTCCATTTGAGTTAACTGGTAACAGTGAGTTCTTGGATGCTTCTACTGTTGATGCCGAATATAATATTAAAGTTGCTGGGGATAGTAATACACACCCATTCCTTTCAGGGACTAAAGTGACATACACTGCTGATTCCGCAATGAATAATTTGGTATCAGGTAACGATTACTATGTTTATGCTGTAGATGACAAATATATTCGATTGATGAGTTCATACGAAGAAGCACTTGTTGGTGCTGGTGCGATTGAAGTTGGCGGAGGCGATTCTGCTGCTGTTGATACGCATACAATCACAACTTCTTCTATCGCTGGTAGAACTCTCGGTACTGGAACAATCGAAGTTACAGCAGGATCTACAAGGGTTGAAGGTACTCAGACTCTCTTCAAGAGATCATTTAAGTCAGGGGATAAGATATTTATCCAATATGACTCTGACACTCCAGGAGTATTGTTCGAAAACCAAGTTGCATTGGTCGCTGATGATGAAACGATGGTTTTGCAAAATCCATCAGGATTTACTGGAGATGAACTAAAGCATTATGCTGTAACAAATATCTATACAAAACCAGATGGATATTCAGTTCACAGACCGTTTGACGGTGGTGTTGAAATTGGTGCTGGTACTGCACCGTTCTCTCAAATTACTCGTCAGACTCGTAAATATTTCCGTTATCAGTCTGGTAAAGGTATTCAAACATCACTAGCGATTAACTTTAATCCTCCTGTAATCCTTGAGCAGATAACTGCTTCTGATACAACTATCAGATGTAGAACAAAATATCCTCATAGATTATCAGTAGATCAGACTATCAACGTTGTTGGTGCTTCTGATGGTGGATTCAATGGCGATCAAACTGTAGCAACTGTTGTAGATGATTATAACTTTACATACACAGTTAGTTCAGCACCTGCAACATCTATTCCTAATGGTATCGTACAATATACCGTAAATGCCTACAGTGATGTTGCTGTACGTGCTGGCATGTTTGATCAACAAAACGGATTCTTCTTCCAGTGGGATGGTCAGGTACTGAACTGTGTAAGACGTTCTTCTACTACACAGTTATCTGGAAGCGTCAGATTGACTAAAGGTAGTGGTCTTATTGTTGGAACTAATACTAACTTCAGTGGACAACTGAACAATGGAGATAAAGTCGTTCTTCGTGGGCAAACATATAAAATTGTTTCTATCGAAAATAGAAATGAAATGTATGTACAACCTCAATATCGTGGTATCTCTACAGATGGGGCAATCATAACTAAAACAGAAGATGTGGTTGTACCGCAAGATGATTGGAACTTAGATAAGTGTGATGGAACTGGTAAAGAAGGTTTCGTTCTCGATATAACTAAGATTCAGATGGCATACATGGATTACTCATGGTATGGTGCTGGTAAGATTCGTTTCGGTTTCAAAGATCGTAAAGGTCATGTGAGATACGTTCACGAATTTATCCACAACAACCGTTTGGATGAAGCATACATGAGGTCAGGTAACTTGCCTGCAAAGTATGAGATCGAAAACGGTGAGAATCCTTCATATGCACCAACCCTATTCCACTGGGGTACATCGGTCATTATGGACGGTACATTCGATAACGATAATGCATATCTGTTTACAGCACCGTCAAAGAGTCTAACATTTACAAATGGTCAGTCTTTGAATGCTACTACAAGCGGTGCTGGTTCATTGTCCTATCGTTATAACCGTGGAACAAGACAGTACGACTTCTATCTGAGAATACCGTTTGCAACATCTCATGCGACAAAGTTCTCGACAGGCACTAAGTTGTATACAAATAACGAAGAGTTAGATGGTCAAGAGGTTGCATACACTGATTACAGTGGAAGCACATTCCGAGTTCATATCTACTTAGAATCTGGATTTAGATTCCCTTCAGCAGGAACATATCCAACTATAACAAGTGGAGAAACAATCTACATCGGGCAACCTTCTTCTGGTGGAGATAGTGTGAACTTGGGTACTGATATCATTCCTCTTGTGTCTTTACGTTTGGCACCTTCAGTCGATAACAATTTGACTGGTAATCTGGGTGAACGTGATATTATTAACAGAATGCAGTTAAAACTGAATGAAGTTGGTTTGATCATTACACATGATTGTGAAGTCAAACTAATCCTGAACGGTGATATCACTAATGTCTCTTGGGAAAATGTAGCATCTCCTTCATTATCTCAATTGATTAAACACGATTCGCTGGATCAGATTACTGGTGGAACTGAAGTGTTCTCATTCCGTGCTGCGGGTGGTATAGACGGTGCATCAAACACCTCTAACTTCTCACTCGGAGAATTGATTGATATGGGTAATAGTATCTTGGGTGGTGACGGTATCTTCCCGAATGGTCCAGATATTCTAACTGTTGCGGTTCAAGTTGTTGACACTTCTTCAATTAATGCGGCAGAACCTTTCACAGCAAGTTCGAGAATCACGTGGGCAGAATCACAGGCATAGAATATGGCAAAGTCTATCAATCGGATATTAGCAGAACTTATTCAACCAGACGGAGACGTTAAACTAGAGCATCTAGATGAAGCACCACAACCTCTAGATTCTGCTAATATCGTTTCCATTGCTGAAACTTCTGGATTAGGAATAACATATTATGATTCTCTTTCACAATTACCTATCTCTGGTTTAACAGCAGGAGATCAGGCATTTGTTGAGGGTAATCAAAGGTTATATGTTTCTAATGGAACAGGTTGGTATAATGTATCTCTCATCAACTTGAGTCCTAGATTTGATTCAGATGTCAATTCTACATTTACGATAGTGGATTCAGCGACACCTTTGATTATTACAAATCCTGCTTCTGATTCAGATAATCCTGATGCCATCATTACATATAGTGGTGAAGCATCAGACTCTGCTCAGTATCTTGTGAATATTACAAACGATTCATCTGTTTGGACTTTCACTCCATTATCCGCAGACAGTGTATATTCAAACGTAACAGCAGGGAACTTAACTGATTCTGATGGAGGTGATTTTACTTATACTTTCAAAGCATCTGACCAAATTAATTTTGCAAGTAAAATCATAACAATAAACTATACAGGTCTTGCTCCTGATCCTGCTTCTAATGGGATTTATTTAGCAAATAGAAATTATCCTATTACTAAAGGCAGTGTTGGAGAAGTTTGGTTTAGGTATGTTGCTTCCAATCAACAATCTGGTGAACTCAGTGCCACAGGAATCACAAATATGTATGATTGCATGAGACTGATACCAGATAACTTTATTGATAGATTTGAATTTGCTGATGGTACTGAATTTAAATTCAGAATGTATTCATCAACTGGTGGTACAGAAAATGACGGTAGAACATACACAGCAGGTGGTTACAACCCAGGATGGACTTGGGATATAACACAGGGTTCACCAACAAATGCATTTCAATCTGGAGTTCAAGGAGATTATGGAATTCAAACTCCAAGTTACAATAACACTGCAACATATGAAGTAGATCCAGCAGGTGACTATGGAAATGTGACCAATATCACTTGGGGTACATATGATGGAACGAATGATTGGACTTCAAATGTGGATAATAGAATAATTGTAACAGCGATTGTAGGGATTAGCGGAACAAGATGGGATAAAGACAACGTTGCTACATGGAACAGTAACATGCCATTCCCTCCACCTAATTCGTAATGGTCTAATTAATGAGCACAGTCAATCGAAAATTAGCAGATCTGATACGTCCATCAGGAGATGTCAAATTACCTAATCTTGATGAGATAAGAGTTGGTCAAGATTCTGCAACTGCCGCAAATACCATGAGAGGTGGTTTTGGGATCGATGTTTTCGACAGTATCAATGCGTTGCCTGTTACTGGTCTTGAACAAGGGCAGATGGCACTCATCGATACCGATAGCAACAACGGTAGACTTTATCTTTCTAATGGAGCAGGTTGGTATAACGTATCGACCGTAAACACAAGTCCGTCAGTTTCCTTTGATTCGGATAGTTATGATTTAGATAGTAACAACAACTCTATTCAGTTTACTTTGAATGAAAGTGATTTCGATCAGGTAAATTTCTTAACACCAACATATACTTTTTATCCACCAAACTGGACAGATAGTTCACTCGATTTCGA